GGCGGCGAAATGGGAATGGGCATTTCGAGAGTCACTACATGCCGCCATCAGGGATGCGCTTCAAAGAATCACGAGCATACGAGGCGACCGCGACGCATGAAGTACACACTCGCTTACGGCGAAAGCGCTGCACAGTTGGAAGAAGATGTCGCAGGGTACATCGCCTTGAATTACAAGCCGATGGGCGGGATCGCGATCGTCGCGCATCGCTTCGAACGCGGAGAGATCGAGCGCGAGTATTATCAGGCCATGGTATTGCTGGAATGAACTCCGACGAAATGAAAGCGCTTGATGCGTTGGCGGACATGCCGGCGTCTGAGGACGACCGCTTGCGCGAATCGCAAATCGCCTATGTGCGGGAGCAGCTGATGCGCGCCCCGACGCAATCTCGCGCGCAGGCTTGCTGGCGGGTGCTGGTGGCTCTCATCCGAGAGCGCAGCGATCAACAACTTTTAAGGATCGAATTCGAACAGCACTTGCGCTCGTGATCCTCCGGGATTACCAGCAGCGTTGCATTGAGGCCGTGCGCGATGCCTACCGCGCGGGTTCTCGTCGGCCATTGCTCGTCAGTCCCACCGGTTCCGGCAAGACGGTCATGTTCTCGGCGATCGCGAAGAACGCCACCGCGCGCGGCAATCGCGTCATGATTCTCGTGCACCGCCAGGAACTTCTTGATCAGGTCAGCGACACGCTGCTTCAGTTTGAAGTCCCCCACGGGCATATCGCCGCCGATTACCCCAGCCGCCCGCACGAGCGCGTGCAGGTCGCGAGCATCATGACGCTCGTGCGCCGGCTCGCCGACATCCGCGTCCCCGACGTCATCGTCATCGACGAAGCGCATCACGCGACCGCGAGCACTTGGGCGAAAGTCATCGCGGCATTCCCCGACGCGCGCTTGCTCGGCGTCACCGCGACGCCCTGTCGCTTGGGCGGCGGCGGACTGGGCGATGTGTTCGACACGCTCGTCATGGGACCCACCGTCGCCGAGCTGACGGCCGCCGGTCACTTATCCCCCGCGCGCATCTTCGCACCGCCCACGATCAACACCAAGGGCGTGCATACGCTGATGGGCGAATTCGTCACGCACGAACTCGTCAAGCGCGTTGATCAGCCGAAGGTGACGGGCGATGCGATTGAGCATTATCAGCGCCTGACGCCGAGCAAGCGCGCGATCGTGTTTTGTTTATCGCTGGATCATGCCCGGCACATCGCCGAGGGCGCTCGCGCGGCTGGTATCAGCGCCGTCATGGTCGATGGCGGCATGGACCGCGAAATTCGTCGGCGGGTCATGCAAGATTTCCGCAATGGCAACATTCAGTGGCTCGTCAGCGTCAATCTCGTGCAAGAGGGATTCGACGTCCCTGCGATCGAAGTCGGCATCTTCTTGCGCCCCACGCAGTCGCTGGGCCTCTGGCTGCAGCAGGCTGGCCGGTGCCTGCGCCCCTATCCCGGCAAGGCCCACGCGACACTTCTGGACCACGCCGGCAACACGATCGCTCACGGACTGCCGGCGGATGACCGCACGTGGACATTGGACGTGAGCCGCCCTGGCCGAAGTACCTCAGCGCCCACGATCTCGGTTAAGATCTGCCCCGCCTGTTTCGCCGGCCAGCGATCGGGCAAATCCCATTGTATGAATTGCGGCGCAATGTTTCCCGTGGAACCTCGGCGCGTCACATCGCAAGACGGCGAGCTTAAGGAATTGACGCCCGACGAGCTTGCCGCGCGCCGGCTACGCCGCGAACAAGGCCGCGCTGCGACGCTTGCGCAGCTGGAGGAAATTGCGCGCGTGCGCGGGTATCAGCGAGAGTGGGCGAAACACGTGTATGAAAGTCGATTAGCGAAAGAGAGGGCAAAATGATGAGCAAGCTGATGAGCAAGCTGAGCCGCAAGAGTCGATCAAAGTCGGCACCGTCGCGACGCCTCAAGGTCGGCATCGGCCGCCCCTACCCCATGGCGCTCAAGCGCGAGATCAAAGCGTACCTACGCACCGGAGTATCGCAGACGCAGGCGGCGCGCAAGTTCCAAGTCTCGCAATCCACCGTGCACCGAATAGCGCATGCCTGAACGCGCTTTCGGCTGCCCAGAATTGCTGCATTGCACAAAATTTCAAGGCGCATATTATGCACATTCCCCGCCCGCCTGTCTGTCCGTCGTCTGGGATCTGATGCGCCATGGCCAACCGCGAAACGCTGCTGCTCAAAGAGATCCAAGTCGAGCTATCGCGCGACGATTCGCGGCTCTGGCGCAATAACACGGGCGAGGCCTGGGCGGGCTATGCGATCCCCGCGCCCCCGGGATTATACAAGCCTGGCGCCATCGTCATCGAGGTTCCCACCCGTGTGAATTTCGGCCTCGCCGTTGGCAGCGGCGATCTCATCGGACTGCGCTCGCGCGAGATCACACCCGCTATGGTCGGGCAGACGATCGCCGTGTTCGCCAGCGTTGAGATCAAATCGTATCGCGGTAATTTAACGCCCGAACAACAAGCCTGGATCAGTTTCATCAAACGGTGCGGAGGCTACGCGGGCATGGCGCGCACGATTGATGATGCGCGGCACATCTTGCAACTGACTTGACGCGCGCTCGCCGTGATCGACTTCGTGGCGCTCAACGAGGCTCTGATTCCAAGGGCACGCGAACTGCTCCCCCAGTGGTTCCCGAACGGCCGCTTTCAAGGCAGCCACGAGTTCGTCGTCGGCAACATCCAGGGCGATGAGGGCGATTCGCTCTGCATCGATCTGCGCTCCGGCAAGTGGATCGATTTTGCGGTCCCCGAACACAAAGGCGGCGACTTTATCTCGATCTACGCCGCGCATTTTCAGGTCGATCAACGCACCGCCGCGCTCACGTTAGGCGCCATCGACAAACTCAACGGTCACGCCAAGCACCCGGCGCTCGTGGTCGCGCTCGCCGCGGCCCGCCCGACGCGACCGCCGCCGCAGATCTGTCCCGACGAGCCCTATGAACTTGAGACGTTCCGCCACCCGCTCATGGGCTTGCCAGTGCAGTTCTGGACCTACCATAACCGCGAGGCGCAGCCGATCTTCGTCATTGCTCGCTACGAGACGGTCACGGGCAAGAAATTCTGCCAGTGGACTACGCGCGAGGGGGCCTGGGCGCGCGAGTCATACACCAAGCCACGGCCGCTTTACAACCTGCACAACCTGCCGCCGTCCGAGGCCCCGGTACTCCTGGTCGAGGGCGAGCGTACCTGCGACGCCGCGCAGCGGCTTTTCCCCAACTTGATCGCGATGACCTGGGCCGGCGGCGCCAATGCCATCGCGACGGTCGACTGGACGCCCCTGCAGGGCCGCAACGTCACGATCTGGCCGGATAACGACGAACCCGGCCGCAAAGCCGCCACCCGGATCGGAGAGATCCTGGTACGCAATAAAGCCACCGTGTCGATCGTAGACCCCTCAGGCTGGCCCGAGGCCTGGGACCTGGCCGATGCCCAGCCGACAGACGATGTCGTCTCCTACGCCGCCTCCCACGTCGTGACGGTGGATTTGAAAGATGTGGCATATCCCCCGCGACCAAAGGTCGAGAAGATCGAAACCACGCCCAAACGCGGCGCGCTCGTCATTGAGGGGCCGACGCTGACCGGAAGCCTTCAAGAAATCCGCCAGCGGTATCAGTTCAACCTCAAAGCAAACGGCATGCCGTATTGCAACCTCTTCAACGTCGGCCAAGCGCTGCAGGCTCGAAACGATCTTGGCGACGGCCTTGACATCTATTATGACGAATTCACCCACCGCATTATGGCTGGCGAGAATGAGTGGTCGGATAATTTGACCATTGAGGTCGCGCGCTGGCTGCAAAACACCATGGAAATGTTCGATGTGCGCCCGCATACCGTACGAGATGGAATTCTGGCCTATGCGCTATCCCGCAAGCGCAACCCCGTTAAAAACTGGATACAGTCATTGACTTGGGATGGTGTGTCGCGATTGAAGGATCTCATGCCGATCGGATTCGGCGCGGAACGCAACGACTACACCGAGGCAGTCGGCCGGTGTTTTATCATGGGGATGGTTGCGCGCATCATGAATCCTGGATGCCAAGTTGATTCACTACCCGTATTTGAGGGGATGCAAGAAGCGGGCAAGACAGCGGCACTGCGAATCATTGGTGGCGATTATTTTGCGGAAGTCACCGATTCGATCATGACCAAGGATTTTCAAATCTCATTGGCGGGCAAGATGCTGTGCGAGATATCGGAACTCTCGTCATTCCGCAAAGCCGACGTTGAGCGCATCAAGGGCATTATTAGCGCGCGCGTGGATCGTTACCGCAGCCCATACGGCACCACCGCCACTGATCACCCGCGCCAAGGGGTATTTTCGGCAACGACGAACAAAGACGATTGGAATACAGACGAGACGGGAGCGCGCCGGTTCTGGCCCATTGCGTGCGGCATTGCGGGGGCAATTGACCACCGTTGGATAAAATCGAATCGCGATCAAATGTTCGCAGAGGCACTTGACCGATTCCATGCCGGCGAATCCTGGTGGAACGTGCCAAAAGAAAAGGCCGATCGCGAACGCGAAGCGCGCTGGGACGCTGATCCATGGGACGATATCGTCACTGGACATTTGCGCTGCAAGGATGTGGCAAAATTGCCGGATTTAATGGAACAGGTACTCGGGATGGACCGCCAAAAAATGGATATGTACTCTGCCCATCGGATCGGGCGAATTCTCAAAAAACTCGGGTTCAAAAAAACGGTCAGGCGAATCGGCGACGACGTGATCAAACAATGGGAACGCAAACGCCGCGATTGATATCATGGGCTCAGCTTTTCACGGCAGCTCCACATGGGCAAATCAAGATATGCACCTCATGCACTCGCAAATCTTTTGCTATTTCGCCTCCTGGACGCTCGTCATCGCCGGCTGGTTGACGCGCAGGCGCGAATTGCTCGTGATCGCGCTCGGAATTGCGATTGTGGGATTCGAATGGGGTGCCACGCACGCCGTCCAGTGACATGCTCAGATTTTCGGCGCCGATGGCCGTGGGCAAATGAGTTCTCCCCATCGGCGCGTAGGCCGCCGTGAGCAAATCAATGGTCCCCAAAACGTCGGTTCAGATTTTCAATGCCTTGCCCCATGGGCAAATGAGTTCTCCCCATGGTCCCCGCGGATCGCTGTAGCGCACGGCCAAGGGTCGCCGCCAATCGGCGGCAGATTATGGTATGTTGCGATGCGGCAATCGCGGCGTGAGAGATGCGGCGCAGCTGCAAGGGGCTGCGCCGCGATTGGATGCGGAGCGGACGCGCCTACAGCTGCGCCGCGATTGGATGCGGAGCGGACGCGCCTACAGCTGCGCCAGTGCGTTGCGCGCGTAGCCTTCAATCTCAAGCAATGCGGTAACCGCGTCCGCGGCTGGCGTCATCCCGGACGCGTAGCCGTGAATCGCGCGGAGCGCCGCTGCCATGGTTGGCGCCGCGGCAATGAGCCGCGCATTAGCCGGCCCGTCCGATTGCAGTCCGACAGACGCGGAGCGCGGAGTTCCCGCCCACACGCTGGCAATGGCAGCCCCGGAGCCGCTGACCGGAATGGCAAGCACGTCATAGCCCGCATGCTTGATCGCGAACGGTTCGCCAGCAATCCAGGGACCTCCAGTATGTTCCATCGTCAATACCTCCTATCGCTGCAATGCGCAGCCCGTAGCGGCCCGGATCGCGAGCCGCTACAGGGCTATGCACTCATGGCGCGCGCGTCAGTGCTTAGCATAACTCACGCACCGTACGCGCGGATCCCAGCATGCGCGACAGTCGCGACACTCGCCCCCGTGGCTTGGCGCTCGGCACGTAAACGCGCCAGGAACCGCGAATGACGTATGCACGGCCGATACGTGAGGGTATCCCGTCGGCCCGTCAGAATCGACCATAGGCGCCGATACGCGCACAACGAGATTCTCCGGGATCGCTTCCAAATCAACGAAACGCGGCTCTTTCGTGGGCAGCCAATGCCGCGTGTTTGGCGTCGCGCGACACACGTCAGCAATGAGGCAAAAATGCGCGGCCGATTGTAGGTCCCCGGAATCGTGCCAGCGGAAATGTGTGACACCATTGAGCAAGGTCGCCATGGCGTCAATCCACCTAACGCGCGCAGCATCGTCGGCCAATGCCGTGGCCAGTAGCGCCAGACGCCTAGCATGCGCCTCGCGCACATTGCGGAACGAGTATTGACCTTTGCGCGCATAGCACGACGAGCACACGCTGCCAGGCACGCGCGCAAGCTTTCCGCCCGTTTTGCAGTCATATGCGGATAGGCCGAATGATGGTCCTGGTAGTTTTGAGGTGCGGGATAGGCCGCCGACGATGCGAGCGGCCTCAGATTTCAACATGGTGATCACTCCTATAAGCAGCGTTAATAATTCCAGGCAAGGCTATGCCACGCCTACTTGCGACTTCCGCGGCTCCGCTCCATGTCGGCGATAGCCACGTTAAGGTCGGCAATCATGCCGATGATTGGCGATGCATCGTCGGACGTCGGCGTGTCTCGCAGTGCGGTTTCAAGCGCAGCGAGTTTGATGCGCGCCTCGGCTAGTTGAGTGTCGGCGATAGCAGACGTGCGAATGTCGTCAACGAAAACCCAATACCGCGCATCGCCGAATGTACCGCCGACCATCGGCGCATGATGAGGGGCGATCCACCCGAGCTTGCGAAGCATTGCCTCGCATGCGGCACGGTGATTTTCATCCGCGTTGAATTCATGCGCGTATGGAATATAGATAGTTCCCGCCTCGCATCGTGCCGAAATGCGCGCGCCTTTCGTGTTAGTGGGTCCATGATACTTAGTGCGAATTGCCTGCATTGTCAGTACTCCTATGCGTGGTTTGATCCATCGCGATGCGCACGCCACGAGCACGTGCGCATGACGCTAGATCAATCCGCGCTCGGCCATCGAAACGAGTGACGGACCCGCGATGATCACGTGATCCAGAACGCGCACGTCAATCAGCGACAGCGCGTCGCGCAATCGATTCGTGATCATCTCATCCGCTTTGCTCGGCTCGCCGACCTGCGACGGATGATTGTGGAATAGGATCACGGCGGCCGCAGACTCTCGGAGCGCCGCTTTGACTACTTCGCGCGGATGTACGCTTGCGCCGTCAATCGTGCCCGTGAACAAGATTTCCACGCGTAACACGCGATGTCGGTTATCAAGATAGACACAGCCGAATTGCTCGTGATCCAGTCCCGCTTGATTCATGAGAAATTCGCGCGCGTCGCGCGGATTGCGCAAGAATTTGCCTTCGAATGCGCGGAAAGCGTAGTGCGAGGCAGTCTCGCAGACTTCACTCGGCGTTGCGCGCCGGTAACGTGATCCTGATTTGACCATCAATTGTTGCATGTCGGTTGCTCCTTCGAATGACATTGATTAATGATACTAATAATCCGAGGTAAGGGAAATGACGGCCGCGATGAGTGCGGCTCCCATGGCGAATAGGTCGAGTGCGAGAGTCACAACGTCACCTCATCCGCCTCTTCAATCGCGTCCGCGAGCGCTCGTGTATCGTCGTGCTGTTTGAAAAATTGCGCCGCAAGCCGCGCGTCGATTGTGCCGCCGACGTAAGCGCTAACGGCGGCATGGTGACCGTCCATCGCGTATTGCGCGGCCGCGATGTGTAGCGCTTGGATGATCATCCAACGTTGGGATTCACTCAGTTTCATGTGATCGGCTCCTAGGTTTGTGTATTCAGGCATAGACAATTTGTCTATGTGCAGTGCATCAATCAAGTACATTACGAAAATTTAATGTTTGCCGGACGCGGCTGGATATGGACAGAATGTCTCATGGATGACAGCACATCGAGCGATGCAAACCAGCTGCGAGACCTACTGACGGCCGCCGGCATCAGCCAGGCCGAGCTAGCCCGACGGCTAGGCGTGAGTACCCGCACGGTGTCTCGATGGGTCTCTTCAAGGGTGCGAATTCGACCCGCGATAATGGTCGCGATAAAGGCGCTTGTAACAAAACCGTCATAAATGCCCCTTTTGTTACCCCTCTGTTACCCCTCTGTTACCCCTACTGTTACCCCTCCTAACTCTCTAATGTTACTAATGTTACCCCTTTATTCAATAAATAGAGACCTATAGTGAAATGGGGTTATTTATCATGGTCAGGATAAATAAATGACATTCCGCGCTATATATGTTGAGCTCATGTTTTTTTTGAATAAAGGGGTAACATGAGTAACATCAATGACCTGCGAGGGGTAACAGAGGGGTAACAGAGGGGTTACACAGGGGTAACAGGGGTAACACGATGTCGCAAACAGACAAGTCTGCCCGATCCGCGCCGGTCCGCTGCGCAATAACGCTCGCAAGCCATTGATTTTAAACGATGCTGCGCCGCATCCTACGCGTAATCCCCAGTATGTTAAATGCGACCGACGGGCTAATGATTAGCTGACTAACGATTAGCAGGCTCGCCCCGGGGTACCCCCCTTCCTGGCCGTTCGGGTCCTCGCGGTACCGGTACTGTGCGCGCACCTGTCATATGCCCGGGTCCCATCCACCAGGCGGGCACCCCTATTGACTTTTCTATAAAAAAGGGGTCCCGTTTTTCAGGGGTGGTGTCAATGCGCGGGTCCCTACAAAGGGGGTGGTAGGGTTAGGGCCAAGGGGTGGTAGGGTTGCCGCTAGGGGTGGTCGGGTCCCTATGCAGGCGGTGGTAGGGTTACCGCGAACGGGTACCCTAGTCACGGGTCGCTTCCGGGTCCCATCCCCTACCCGGCGGCTTCTTCGCCCGTCACAGCAGCGCCATCAGCAGCACGATGCCTATACCGAGCAGCAAGCAGCCGCGCCCCTCAAACGGGATCAGCAGGATCAGGACGGCGATGAGGAGCAGCGCGACGCCCATAGCCTAGAACCACACCTCGACGATCACCGGATCATCCCCCGGCTGCCTGGGCTGTCTATACAGCCCCTCCGGCAGCTGCTCACGCACGTGGTTGAGCGAACGACCCTCTAAATGCAACGGTAAAGCTCCCTGGCCGGCGATGAACGGCCGGGCGACGTAGAGGGCGGGGTGGTCCGAAGGCCGCTCATAAACCGTCCAGATCGGTAATTCGCCCCGTCGCAGCGCGTCGTACTGGATGCGGGCGGCGGTGGCGGCCGTGATGACGGTGGACGGATTGACGGTCGCGGGCATTGCAGCACGATAGCCCAGGCGGTCCCGATCGCGTGTCGGACGGGCGGCCGGTGCGGCGTCGGAGGCTCGGCAGCGTGCTGTCGGACCCCCGCCAGTTGCGCCGTCATCCACCCGGAGGTTGCGCTGTCAGCGATTTCTGACATACTCGGGCCATCCCACTGCTGCGGTGCACCATGGCTTCGAAGACGTCTCGGCGCGGATTCCTGACCTTGCTAGGCGGCGCGCTGCTGGTCCCGGCGGCCATGGCCGCAGAGCACGCCCGAGGTAGCGGCATGCGCACGTATTTCCTCCCGCCTCGCGGCGGCTGGCTTGCGCCCCATGCGCGCATGCTGGTGCCGCTGTCCGAGATTGAGCCCTGGCGCGATGAGATCGCCGCCGGCCGCTTCACGTACGACGCGCACACCGAGATGCTCTCGCTGTGGGAGCGCACGACGACCCGTGAGCAGGAGGAGCAACGGGCATATCACCCGGGCGCGGTGACATGGCGGATACCAAGCACGGCGGCCCCGGACTGGTATGCGCCGGACGGCGTGACACGTCTCGTTATGGGCGGCTCCCGCGCGGCCATCGACGACGGCTTGGCGCAGTACGGCGCCCCGACCGACCGCGCCGCCTACAACGACTGGTATCGCAAGGAGTGCCGCGCGCGAGGCTTGACTGGGTTGTGATCGACGCAGGCAAGCCGACGGACTCATCGGCGCCAAAACCGGGCAGGCCTCGCAAGACTCGGGTGCGCACGCCCGAGGATCGCAAGCGCTACGCCGACCAGAAGCAGCGGCGCTTGGAGCTTCGCATCAATCACGCGCTGCTGCGGGGCGATACGCGCCTGCGCACGATCCTGAAGGGCGTGAACATCGGCCAGGACCACGTGCCGACGCCCGACTCGCGCGAGATGGTCATGCAGTTGCACGGCCTCGGCACGCCGGAAGCGGAGATCGCCACCATGATCCACATCCCGGTGGGCACGCTGCGCGAGTTGTACTGGAACGAACTCGATCGCGCGGTGCCGGCGTACAACTACATGGCGGCGAAAATGATTCACGAGATCGCGACCGATCGGGATCATCCGAAAGCGTTCGAGGCGGCGAAGTTCTGGTGCGAGACGCGCGCCGGCTGGACGCGCACGAGCGTGCTCAAAGTCGCCGATCAGCGCCCGGCGAACAACGCGCCTGTCATTGACTCGTCGAAATTGAGTCCCGAGAAACGCGATCAGCTGCGCGCGCTGATGATGGAGATGGCGGCGCTGCAATCCGATCACGCCGACAGCGGTGGCTAAGCGCGCCAATACGGCGGCGGTGAGCAAGGCCGTCCCGAAGCGCGTCGATACGGCGGCGCAGTTATTGGATTTGGATCGCGCGGATTGCGAGGAGTCGCTATATCAGTTCGTGCGTCACGGCTGGAAGTACATCGATCCCGCGCCGTTCGCGCCAGGGTGGCATTTGGAGGCGATCTCCGAGCACTTGGAAGCGGTGGTATCCGGTCAGATCAAGCGCTTGGTGATCAACGTGCCGCCTCGGCACTGCAAGTCGATCTTGACGTCGGTGGCGTTTCCGGCCTGGACCTGGGCGCAGCAACAGCGCACTCACACCTCGGGTCCCGGCGTGCCGTTTCTCTTTGCAAGTTACGGCGATGATCTCTCGCGCCGCGACTCGGTGCGTTGCCGGCGGCTGATTGAGTCGGCCTGGTATCAGCAGCTCTGGGGCGATCGGTTCACGTTGGCGCCCGATCAGAACACCAAGGGCCGCTTCACGAACGATCAGGGTGGTGAGCGGCTGATCACGTCCATCGGCGGCCGGGTGACGGGAGAAGGATTCAATATCTGCGTCGTGGATGACCCAAATGCGACGAACGAGATGGAGTCGGAAGCGACGCTGGAGACGACGCTTGATTGGTGGCAGATCACGATGCCGACGCGCCCTAACGATCAACAGCTCTCCGCGATCGTGATCATTCAGCAGCGCCTCGCGCAGAACGATCTCACCGGCCATATTCAAGAGTTCGAATCCGACGGCTGGGATTTTCTTGTGCTGCCGGGTCGATTTGAATCCTGGCGCAAGTCTCACGTGACTTCCATCGGTTGGAGCGATCCGCGCACCGAGGAAGGCGAGGTGCTGTGGCCCGAGAAGGTGCCGGAGTTAAGCCTCAAGCGCTTGGAAAAAAAATTGGGCAAGTTCGGCTTCGCTGGCCAGATTCAGCAGCGCCCCGCGCCGAAAGGCGGCGGCATCATCGAGCGCGACTGGTGGCTCTTGTGGGACAAGGAGGAATATCCGCCGTTCGACTACATCTGCGCGATGGTGGACACCGCATACACGGCCGAGACGTACAACGATCCGTCCGCAATGATCGTGTGGGGCATCTTCACGCCGCCGACGGCCGCGCGCGTGACGCGCATCGTTGGGCGCAATGACGACGATGGTCGCGGTGGCCGCAAGTCGCGCCCGTCCTGGGAATCGATCGCGACGCATCCGCAGTATGTCGGCGCATCGCCGCGCGCGATGATGATCTATGCCTGGCGCGAGCGCTTAGAGTTCCATCAGTTGGTGGGCAAGGTCGCGGCCACGGCGTCCAAATTCAAATGCTCGATGGTCATGATTGAGAACAAGGCGGCCGGCATCTCGCTCGCGCAGGAGATTAGGCGCCTGTATTTCAACGAGCTATTTAGCCTGCATCTGTTCGATCCGAAAAGTCAGGACAAGACCGCGCGCCTCTATGCGGTGCAGCCGATCTTTCAAGAAGGCCTCGTGTTCGCGCCCGACACCGCGTGGGCCGAGATGGTGATCGACGAGGTCGCGCAGTTCAATCCGAGTCGCAAGAACAACAAGGACGACTTGACCGACTGCGTGTCGATGGGAATGAAACATTTGCGCGAGTCGGGAATGCTCGCGCGGTCAATCGAGATCGAGGTCGAGAACGAGGCCCGCAAGCAATGGCACGGGCGAGAGATGCCGCTGTATCCGGTGTAAGCCGGCGTGAGCTGTCAGCTATTCATAGAATTATTCAAAGGAGATTTGCATGCCTTTATTCGAAGTGGCGATCATCCAAGCGCAAACCAAGAAGGAAGCCGAGGACGGCGTCGGCGGCGAGAAGTTGCTGTTTGGTCCTAAGTTCGTGCTCGCGAAGGACGGCCAGACGGCGGCGCTGTCCGCGATGATGGGCAAGGATGCGCCGCGCGACCTTGACATGAACCGCGCGCAGGTACTCGTGCGCCCTTTTGCATAGAGCCTGCGAAAGTGAAGGGGGCGGCCAAAGCGGCCCCCGCTTCGCAGGCAGACGAAAACGTAACGGCGCCGCGCGCGGTGATTCTTGGCAACGCGCTGCTGCCGAAGGGCTACGACGCCGTGTGGGGGGACGCCGTGCCGCGCAATACCGGCGTGTATTACGCTAGCGTGCTGCCCGGCACGCAGACCTACTCGGCGAGTGCACTGACCGCTGGGACGGGCACGCAGACCAGCTAGCGCCGTATCACATAATGCAGTATGCTGCAACGCAACATGCCTCTTGGGTGCATTGCCGCATGCTTTACACGCGCTATCGACTCCTCCGGGGTAGCTCAGCAGGTCAGAGCAACGCTCTCGTAAGGCGCTGGTCGTCGGTTCGACTCCGACTCCCGGAACCATCCACGGCGGCGTGCACACGATGATGACGGCGGCCACACGATGACGGCATGCACACGATGATGACGGCGGCCACACGATGACGGCATGCACACGATGATTGACACCCTACCCCGTTGGATTGCGCCGCGCCCAGTACCGGCGCACTGCGTGTGCAAGTTGGTGTCGATCTTCACGCGGCCCTACACCTGGGAGGTCGAAGTCTGGGGCACGCGCGGCCGGCATGCGGGCCAGAAGCGCCGCTAT